ACAGCTTTACCGCCTAAGCCGAACTAACAACTCAGAAGTAGATGTCGTAAAACTGCGAGGCCGCTTTGTACCTGTTGCCCCTTATGATTGGAAAGATCGCTATGATATGGCAGTTACTGTCGGGCTAGGTAACCAGAACAAAGATCAAGAGCTAATGCATTTGAATAACATCTCTACAATGTTACGCGGTATTGGCGAAACTAAGTATGGATACCTGATTAAACCAGAACATGTACATACTCTCGCTACTGAATTCATAAAGAACGCAGGGTATAGAAACGCTGCACAGTTTATTGGCGATCCTCAAGAGATCAAGCCGCCAGAGCCACAGCCTTCAGCTGATATGGTAGCCGCGCAGGGTGAAGCACAGAAAGACGCTGCTGATGCTCAGTTAAAACAAGCTCAAGCACAAGCGCAGCAAGCAGAGGCTCAAATGAAACAAGCAGAACTCCAACTCAAGCTAGAAGCTATGAAGTTTGAGAGGGAGAAGTTTGAATGGATGAAGAAGAAAGAAGCTGCTGAACTAGGACTAGAAGCTCAACAGAAACGCCCAGTAGGTATTGGGGATAGTAAACTGAGAATGAGTGGAGAGTAACTTGGAAGAAGAAGCTAAGGTTAATGCAGCTAGGCAACTATTAAGAGATGACCTATTAGGACAGGTTATCTCTGACGTTAAGGAAAACATAGCCAATGCATGGGCTAACTCTGAAGATAATGAAGAAAGAGATAGACTATGGTACTTGCAAAAGTCAATAGGGATGTTTCAGGAAGTCCTAGAAGGCTATGTATCTAACTACGAATTTCAACAAAAAGTCAAATAGTTCTTTACTTTTGGCATAAAGTATGTTATAATATATACATAGATTAAATCTAATTAACTTTATAGGAGGCTACCCCTAGTGGATGCCAACATGAATGACAGTATTGATAACGCAGTAGCCCGACTTTTAACGCCCTCTGAGGAGCAAGCAGATAAAGAAGTGCTAGAGCAAGAAACCCTCGAAGAGGAAACTCAAGAGGTCACTACCGAAGAGGAAGACACAGAAGTCGAACTTGAGGTAGAGGAAGAAGCCGAAATCGAAACGGAAGAAGATGAAGGTGACGCTGAAGTGGGGGATTCCGAAGAAGAGGATGACCAAGCGGAGGTTCAAGAGGAGACTTCAGAAGAAGAGCTATACGCTGTTAAGGTGGATGGTGAAGAGTACGAAGTTAACCTTGAAGAGCTGAAGAAGGGTTATCAGCTAGAGAAGAATTACACTAAGCGTGTCCAGAAGCTACAAGCAGACTCTAAAGAGTTAGATACTCTTAAGACAAACTTGACAGCTGAGAGACAACAGTATCTGCAACTTATGGAACTAGCTGCCGCACAACAAATGGCAGAGGTTAATAAGTCTAAAGAACTGCTTGCTTCAATCGACAAAGAAGCTGACCCTGTTGAGTATGTACGACAGCAGCTGCGTGTTCAGGATGTTGAAGACAACTTACGTCAAAACATTCAGAACTTTCAAGCAGCACAACAAAAGGCTGAATTACAGAGACAACAAGAGCAGCAGAAGATTGTAGCTATGGAACAAGAGAAACTATCTCAGATATTACCTGAGTGGTTATCTCCAGACTTCCAGAAAAGTGTTATTGATTATGCTAAAGAGCAGGGCTATGATGACTCTACTCTCAACACTATCAGTACCGCTCGTGATATTGCAGTGTTAAATAAGGCTCGTCTTTATGATGAACTTGTTAGTAAGAAGGTTACTGTTAAGAAGAAACGTAACCCTGTTATTAAGAAGAAGGTTAAAGCGTCTGCCCCTGCCACTGCTCAAACACGAAAAGCTAGAGCCGTTAAGGAACAACGGCAAAAGCTAAAACGCTCTGGTAAAGTGGAAGATGCAGCAAAGGCTCTTCTTTCATTAACTTCTTAAATCTTATATAAAGGAATATTAAAATGGCTAATCCAGTATTTGATACTTTTGGAACTGTTGGAATCCGTGAGGATCTGGCAGATATTATTTACAACATCGCACCTACTGACACTCCTTTTATGTCTAACGTAGGTAAAGGCTCTGCCGCAGGTACTTATCACGAGTGGCAGACAGATGATCTGAGCGCAGCTGCTGACAACAAAATCGCTGAAGGTGCTGCTGCTCCTGCTGCCGAGTCTGTTGCTACTGCTCGCGTAGGTAACTACACTCAGATTGCTGCTAAAACTGTTAGCGTTTCTGGTTCTAATGAAACTGCTGATGCCGCAGGTCGTGCTTCTCAAATGGCATACCAGTTGGCTAAGAAAGGAATGGAATTGAAGCGTGACATGGAGAAGACGCTAGTTGGTACTGACAAAGCACAGGTTGCAGGTGCTACTGGCGGTACTGCTCGTGAGCTTGGTTCTGTTACTTCTTGGTTGGGAACTAACTGCCTTGTAGGTGCAGGTGGTGCTGCTCCTACTGGTAATGGTACTGACGTTGCTACTGCGGGTACTGATCGTACTTTCACTGAAGCTCTTCTTACCGAAGTAGTTGAAGACATTTGGCAAGCAGGTGGTAATCCTTCTGTAGTCATGTGTGGTGCTTTCCAGAAAGCTAAGATCACTGCTTTCACTGGCAACGCTACTAAGTTCAAGGAAGTAGGTGACAAGACTATCGTCAATGCAGTAGACGTTTACGTTTCTGACTATGGTGAGCTGTCTGTCGTACCTAACCGCTTGATGCTCACTGACACTGTTTTGGTTATGCAGCCAGACATGTTCTCTGTTGATACTTATCGTGATTTCCAGACTATTGATCTGGCTAAGACTGGTGACTTTGATCAGAAAGAACTGTTGGTAGAGTACACTTTGTGTTCTAAAAACGAAGCATCTTCTGGTGCTATTCGTGACCTATCTACTTCTTAAGTAGGTAATCCATAGCTGAGCTGTCTTCTTAGGCAGCTCAGCTTTCTTATTTCTAGGAGTAGTTATGTCTGATGTTCATACGCATATAATTCAAAACAATGACGATACTATCAGCATTGGAACTACCCAAGACTTTTCTCAGATATTCGCTAACAATAAGATAGAAGCGGATAATAATCTAAATCGTACTAACAGAGATACCTTTGGTCGTAAGGTTGCTTCTATTCCTCTTAATCTAATTAATGCTTGGTGTAAAGAGTGGAACTGTTCTATGAATCAGCTTTTCAACGATCCTGAACTAAAAGCAAAGATGATGGCTCGTTTAAGAGATAGAGATTATTTGAAACTCCGTACAGATAATGGGCGTATATAATGGCAGTAAACAATTTAGGTGAGCTCCGAACTCTAGTTAAAGATTGGAGTAACTGCACAGATATATCAAATTCAGTTATTGATTCGTTTATCAATATAGCTCAAGACAGAGCAAACAGAATCCTACGCCTTCCTATCTTGGAGGGCTTTTCTACAATTACAGTAACTAACAATGCCTTAGCCCTGCCTACTGATTACTTAGAGGCGAAGTCTCTTGTAGTTACAGTTAATGGTAAGGCGATAGAGCTTGAACGTAAAGATCTTGCTTTTGTAACTAAGCAGCAGAACAATCAAGGCAACCCTAAATACTTTGCACGTAAGCAGAGTAGCTTTGTTATTGCTCCTACTTCAGATGTAAGCTCTGCTGATTTATACTATTACTATGTAGCTGCTGATCTTGTTAACGATGCAGATACTAACTGGTTTGTAGAGCATGGTACTGACCTTTTACTTTATGGTGCATTATCTGAGTTATCTTTATATACAAAGAATACTGAAGACGCTTTGCAGTGGGAAGCTAAGTTTAAAGCAACTGCACAAGACATAATGAGAATGGCAGACGATGCTGATTGGTCTGGCTCTACTATTGGCATCATACCTAAGAGATAAGATATGACAGGCTTTTATGAAGATTATGATGATACGTCAGGAGTACATTTAGGTACTGCTGAACAACAAGCTACTAATGCAGCTAACTCTGCAACTGCGGCAGCTACGTCAGAGACTAATGCAGCTAACTCTGCAACTGCGGCAGCTACATCAGAGACTAACGCAGCTACATCTGCTACTAACGCATCTACATCAGAAACCAACGCAGCTACGTCTGCTACTAATGCTGCAACTTCAGAAACAAACGCAGCGACTTCAGAGACTAATGCAGCTAATAGTGCGGTTGCAGCTTCTACGTCTGAAACTAATGCAGCTACGTCTGCTACTAACGCTTCTACATCAGAGACTAATGCAGCTAACTCTGCAACAGCAGCCGCTACCTCTGAGACTAATGCAGGTACATCAGAAACCAACGCAGCAGCATCAGCAACAGCCGCAGCTACGTCAGAAACTAATGCAGCGACTTCTGAGTCTAATGCCTCCACATCTGAAACTAATGCAGCAGCGTCAGCAACAGCAGCAGCTACATCAGAAACAAACGCAGCGACTTCAGAGACTAACGCTGCAACTTCAGAAACTAATGCAGCTACGTCTGCTACTAACGCAGCTACCTCTGAAACCAACGCAGCTACTTCAGAGACTAACGCTTCTACATCAGAGACTAATGCATCTGACAGTGCTACCTCGGCAGCCACTGCACAGACTGCCGCAGAAGCTGCAAGAGATGCAGCATTAGCAGCCTTTGATTCATTTGATGATCGGTATCTCGGGCCTTACTCAAGTGACCCTACTACCGATAACGATGGTGATGCTCTAGCTGCGGGTATGCTCTACTATAACACAACTGATGATGTTATGAAGGTGTACGAAGGTAGCTCATGGGTAGCTGCTTATGCTTCTTTATCAGGGGCATTAATTGCTAACAACAATCTGTCAGACTTGAACAATGCAGGTGCGGCAAGGACTAATCTAGGTTTAGGTACAGCAGCAACTACTGCTGCCAGTGATTACGCTACAGCTGCACAGGCTGACCAGACTGTATCACTCACAGGTACAGGTGCTACCTCTGTTACAGGAACATACCCTAGCTTTACTATAGATAGTACTGATACAACCTACACAGCAGGAACTGGGCTGTCACTAACAGGTACTGAGTTTGCTAACACAGCACCAGACCAAACTGTTAGCTTGACAGGTGCAGGTGCAACAACTGTATCTGGTACATATCCTAACTTTACAATTACAGGATCAGATACAACTTATACTGCATCAAATGGAATTACTCTTAGTGGTACAGACTTTCAGCTAACTGATACTAACGCAAAGTTAAACCTTACTGGCGGTACTTTAACAGGCGATGTTTTATATGCCGCAGATGACGCAGGAACAACTACCTATGAACTTGGTGTAGGTCAACTAGCTACTGCTCCAGCGTCTTCTTTTACTACGTTTACTTCATTACACATTAAAGGGCAAGAAGCGTACCAATCTGGAAGTACAGGAAATGGCGGTGGTAGTATTCTTATTGAGGGCGGTAAAGCTCACCCCGTAGGCTCTAATACTAGGAGGGGAGGGGATGTCACAATAAGAGGTGGAGATGCGTCATCCGTTGGTACAGCCTATGAAGGTGGGGTGATACTTGAAACTCCTACCTATACAGATTTATTAAAACTTAACACTAATGGTACAGTTGCAATTTCTTCAACTGCACAAAACACTTTTACTGTATCTAAGCCTTCTGGCAATGGTCAAAGAGTTGCTATATTCGAGAGTCCAGTTACTAATGCTTATACTTCACAATTAGTAGTAGAGGACTATACTAGTGGTAATGGTGTTCATCTTAGTTGTGGTAGCAGTCTTGGTGTAATAGGTTCTTATGTAGTCTCAGGTGGATATGGTAAGGATTTGGGCTTTTACTTTGGTCAGGGTGGTGAAGGTTTCCGAATGACCCAGAGTAAAAGGTTGGGTATAGGCACTACCTCCCCTGCCCAAGCTTTACACGTTGTCGGGTCTATCGTAGCTACTGGTAACATCACAGCTTACTACTCTGATGAACGTCTTAAAGACTTTAAAGGCAAGATTGATAATCCACTAGAAAAGATAAACACGCTTAACGGCTATTACTTCAAGCCAAACGAAACTGCATTAATTGCAGGGGCAGAGCAGAACGGGTTAGAGGTTGGTGTATCAGCGCAAGAAGTTGAAAAGGTATTGCCAGAGATTGTCAGCCCATCTGCGCTAGGTAAAGACTACAAGACTGTATCCTATGAAAAGCTAACGCCACTGTTAATCGAAGCGGTTAAAGAGTTATCTGCGAAAGTAGATGATCTTGAATTACGTTTACAGAACTTGGAGAAATAGAATGGAATTTAGTTGGCAAGTTAATGCGTTA